GAAAAGTTGTAAAGAATACTCCTATAGCGAGTAGTCATACCCCCTCTATAGGCCATTAGGTTGCCTTTCTAAGTCTCAATACCTTTATTACATCATCACCAAAACGATTTTCTCTTTTTTCTACTCCTTCGATGTCGTAATAATCTGTACTTATTTTTACTCTATTGTTAGATTGTACAGTTACTGTCGAAGGTATATAAAGATTAAATTCATCAACTAATAGATCAGTCGTGCCACTTTCTTCTTGACTTGTTAGTGATACTAATCTACCAACTGTGTCAGTAGCATCAGACCAATCAGAATTGTATAAACCTCTATCATCGATACTACTAGTTGACATACTTTGAATAGTTACATTTGTTTTTAAATAGTTTTGATAATTGTAAGACATACACTTACTTTAGTCTGATAATTTGTTTTTTAGTTTTTTAAGTTCTTCTCTACGCTTATCGAGTTCTTTTAGCTTACCTTTACTGTCGATCAGGCACTCTTTACAAACTTTCTGCCTACCATCTTTATATTTTTGAGTTTTCTTAAATTCTTTAATAGGTTGTAAGACTCCACATTTTTTACATTGTTTTTCTTCTGGATTCCATTTTTGTAATTCAACATACTGTTGGGCTTCTTTTACACCTAACCATATAGCAGGATCATCTTGCATCCAAGTCATAAATCTTTCAAGTCCTATAGGTAAATCATCATATAGTTCTCTTACTGTAAGACTGTATTTGCCATCACGAATTCTATCAATAACAGTAATTGCTATTTCGTGATCTATTGCTGAAATTGGCTCTAAACCACTTTGTTCTCTTAATTGTCTGACTCTTTCATGAGAACAATCCCATTCTCTTGCCCAATCAGATAATGGTTTATGTGGATCTTCTATAAAGAGCTTATAAGCCTCTTCAACTTTTGGAACTTTTCTACTTGGCATTTTTTCTTTTCCTTGTCAATCCTCGTTCTTTACGAATCTTTCTTCGCTCTCTTTCAGACAAGCCACCCCAAATGCCGAACTTCTCTGCATTCACTATTGCATATTCTAAACAATGTTCTTGCACTTTACAGTTATTACAAAATTCTTTTGCTTTTCGAGTAGATGCACCACGATCTGGAAAAAATAGATCTGCATCAGCGTTTTTACAATTAGCATCATCTTGCCACCATAACTCTTGTAGTCGGAGTATGTTAGTTAGAGATTCTTCCTTATATTCCATTCTTCGCCCTTTATTATTTCAGCGAATTGTTCGTTTATAAGTGTTTCCTCATAAATTTTTTCTCTCGTGTATTCGTTAAAGTGGACAGAAATTAAACCATGATAGTTTAGGAAACCGATTATATAAGTTAAAGTAACTATATCCACTAGACAAAGATTTGCTTCTTGTGTGTGTTAAGTAGCATCTTATCTGATTCTTTTAGAATTGGTCCATCAAAATAAGCTAACGGATCCACTAGAGTTACATCTAGATCTCCAATTCTTTCTTGTGTTACTACACTCATACCAGCCCCATTGGTACTATCTGTGAGATGTGACTCCACAGCTCCTGTTTTACTCTGACTACTTAAATTTAAAGCAGACATAAGTATTCTTGCAGAAACTCTTGCACTTGTAAACTTTATGTCATCAGGAATTGTAGAATATCCTGCATTGTAAACTACTGTTATATTTCTAGGTTTAGATCCTGACCAACGATTTAAAACTCTTTCTAACCTACCATTTTCATGAAAAACAAAATCTGCTTCATTGCCTTCAGTTAGAGTATTGCCATCTTCAGTAACAGAGGTTATTGAGTTTATAGGAAGATGTTTTAGTTGTATTTCACGATTATTGTCACCGAATATTACTTCAGTTTTACTGCCAACTTCAATATCATATCCGACATATGTTTTGATTGTCGCATCGGCAAAGGGGATAATACTATTAGTTAAAGATGTTTGTAAAGATGAACTTAAATCTATCTGTACAATAGTTTCAACATCAGTGTAAGAACAGAGAGCCATTGCTACTCCTTACTTATTTTCTGATGGTTTAACTGCTTTAGTTTCTACTTTTTTCTTCGGAGCTGCTTTTTTCTTTGCTGGAGCTTTTTTCTTGGCAGGAGCTTTTTTACCCCAACCTTGCTCTTTTAACCAGGACTCAGGATATTCCCAACCTGCTTTAGCAATTAGATCTGCATTTGCTTTTGGTAGCTCTGCCATTGGACCTTCCCATATTGTTCCATCTTGTAGCTTCCAAATAGACTTTTCCGGTTTTATATAATTTTCTGACATAATGATTAATCCTAACTTATTTATTTCTTTTTTTAGGCTTTTTCTTTTTAGGTTTTGGTTTTGAATTATAAGGCATTTTTTCTCTTTCTAATCGTGGTAGGTGGCTTAAGTATGCTCTTACTGTATATCGCTTTGAAACCTACCTGTTGTTAACTCTATAAAATATGGGGGCATATAGCCCCCATACTTCAAATCGTAACGCTATTAAGCGCTTGTGATCTTATGGAAAGCTGCTTGTCTGTAAACAGGGAATCCAACACGCATTGTAGCTCTGATCACCATGATATTTTTTGTAAAATTATCACCATGACTATCACTAACTGCGACATCGATACCTTGTCTCATTACAACATGAGCTGCTTCTCCACCACCGAATTTACCAACTAGGATGGTACCTTCAGGAATTGCTGTTGAAGCAACAACATTTAATCCCCAAAGTTGGTTAGCAACGCCACCACCATATCCACCGGCTTGGGTGAATACAGGTGATTTAGCTGTATAACCTGCAGTAGCATCACCAGCAAAGTCTTCATCGACTTGCAAAACGATCTGTGACCAGTCGTTAGGGTGGATTACTATTGCATCAGGCTCTGTGAATGCATTCACTCTAATGTCAGTGATTGCTCCATAGATAGCTCCGATTCTTCCCAAACCACCTGAGTAGGATCCATAAGCAGTTGATCCAACACTGGATTTTCCTGCATCTAAGATACCTTCAAGGTTTGGTGAAGTACCATTACCAGATATTAACTGGCTGTCTAGTCTTAATCTCATCATGGTTTGTAGTCTTGAATTCAAATATCCTTCTAGACCTGAAACATCTTGCATCAACTCATCTGTGACTGGGATGTTTACGCCAAGTTTTGAGATTGTAGCAGTTCTTTCGGTGAAAGCTAATGCTGCTTCGCCTACTGCTGCAGCCTCGGCTGCTTCAGCTGCGTTGTTTGTGAAAGTAGTTTCTTCCAAATAAACAAACGCATTTTGATCTGTATTAATTTGATCAAATAGGTTAATTACTGCATTAGGATCACGAAGAGCTGTTTCCAAAATACCAGGACCTCTTAAAGATTCTGGTGGGTAACCTGTTGTGGTTAAATTGGTTTTTGTTTGAATTGTGCTTTGTAAGTTCTTAGCACCATTCTCTACATAACCTTTATAAGCTGCTGACTTCATGAACTCTGAGCCAAAAGAAGAATCTTTTGCATCTTCTGATGGGTTAGGAATGCTAGGAACTGCGTTACCTGAAACATCTAATTTAGATTTAGCTTCAGCTACTTTAAGGTCATCCCTTAAAGATGCAAGTTCTTCATTTCTTTCAATGACTGCATTCTTTTGTTCTGGAGTAGAAGCGCCTTCTTGTCCTTCGAGTGTTTCGAATAAACCTTTAAGCTCTTCTGACTTTTCAGCAATATTTTTGCGAATATCTTTTACATCGCTCATACTATCTCCTCAATAATCTCGTTATCTTCTATTTCTATGTCGGTCAACAAAGTTTCTGTTGCAATTCTTTGACTCTCTAACCAAAGATCATCAAGTTCACTGTCAACTTCAACTTCTTCAATTTCAACTTCTGAAACTTCTTCTGCTTCATTTACAACTTCATCAACTTGTCTTTCATCTCCAGTATCAACTTCTGGCTCTTCAGCAGGATCTTCTGTTTCAGCTTGCGCCTCTACAGTTTCCTCTGCTACTTCCTCAGTAGCTAATTCAGGATCTGGATTCTCAGTTACTTCAACTGTATCTTCAGCAGTTTCGACTTCATTACTTTCCATCTCTAACGCTCCTTCAGTTCCAAATTCTTCTACGAATTTGTCTAGTTCATCGAAAGCATCTTGGACACTTTCTTGAACTGTTCTGAGAGCTTCAGTTGTAGAAACTCCCAACTTCCTCTTATTCTTTTTCCTGAGTTCTCCTATAGATTGAACTCTGGCAACGAGGTTATTCAATGCTGCAAGAACATCTTTTACCTCATCAGAAAAGCGTTTGCCTTGCACGCTGGCACTCTTCTCTGAAACTTCACTATCTCCATCAACAATACTTAGTATCCTAAGATTGATTTCTTTTAACGCATCAAGTGATGCATCATCAGTTGGGACAGAATTTAAAATTTCTTTCATTCCAGCTGCAATATTAGCTAACACAGTCATAGCTGATGTGCTTTTTTGCATTCTGGATTCGTAATCTTCATGTGTGGCACAGGGCATAAATACTGCTTGTCCATCAGCATCATGCATATGTGATCCAACACATCCTATTTCTTTAGCACGCTGTTCTGCTTCTGCAGGAGTAGCGAAT